GTTCCTATCGATGTTAAACAATTTGAGAACTTATGTTCGCTTCAATGCACGAAAAAAGAAATCGCTTCGTTTTTTGAATGTTCCGAGGATACTATTGAGAATTGGTGTAAAAAAAATTATGGGGCTACTTTTTCGGCTACATTTGAACAAAAGAGCCAAAAAGGCAAAATTTCACTACGCAGGACTCAATTCAAGCTAGCTGAGAAGAATCCTTCGATGGCTATTTTTCTTGGCAAGAATATGTTGGGGCAGACTGATCGTGTTGAGCAGACCGTTCTTGAAGTCGAGGATTTATCTACGCTTGCTGATATGCTTAAAGATAAAGAATAGGTCGCTTGTCAGGCGACCTTTGCGTTATGGAGGTACACTTTGCCTACGCAGAAATCCCAAACGATTCCTTGGAAACCGTTTTCAGAAAAGCATAAAAAGTACATAAAGAACGCGCTCTCAAATAAAATGAATGTTGCCGAGGGCGCTATTCGTTCAGGCAAAACGATCGACCATTGCATAATTGCCGCCATGTATCTTGAAGAATGCCCGGACAAGATCCACCTTGCCACAGGCTCAACTTTGGGAAATGCAAAGCTGAATATTGGCGTTTGTAACGGTTTCGGGCTTGAGAATCTGTTTCGTGGGCGTTGCAAATGGGGCAAGTATAAGGACAATGAGGCGCTGTATCTCAAAACACAGACCGGCGACAAGGTTGTAATTTTCACCGGCGCATCAAAGGCTGATGCTTATAAGCGTATTCTGGGTAACTCTTACGGGCTGTGGATCGCTACGGAGATAAACGAGCATTACGATTCCGAGGACAGCCGTACTTCGTTTATCAAGGTTGCATTCGGCAGACAGGTTGCCGCTGTCTGGCCGTTGATCTTGTGGGATTTGAACCCTTGTAATCCTGCCCATGCAATCTATAAAAATTATATCGATCTATACAAAACTTCTTATGTCGGCGGCTATCAATATCAGCATTTCACGATCCGTGATAATCTGGCAATCACTCCTGAACGTATGGCTGAGATTGAATCGCAATATGTGCCGGGATCTATATGGTATCGGCGCGATATCCTGGGCGAGAGATGCATCGCCGAGGGGCTTATCTATCCCATGTGGGAAGATGCCCTTGCTGAACCGCCACAGGGGGCTGAATTCAGCGATTATGTTTTGTCGATGGATTACGGCACTATGAATGCCTTTGCGGCCCTTATTTTTGCCAAATACGGCAACACATGGTATGCTATCCGTGAATACTACTATTCGGGGCGCGATACCCAGCGTCAAAAGACGGACGAGGATTATGCAAAAGATATCGATGCATGGTGCGCCGATATTGAAAGCGAGGGCAAGCTTTTAACAATCATTGATCCGTCTGCGGCTTCGTTTATTGCCTTGCTCCGTAAACGAGGAGAGCGCTACAAGGTTCTGCCTGCCGATAATGATGTTTTGGACGGCATCCGTGAAACAGCGAATGCTCTAGAGAATGGCCATGTTAAAATCTCTCCGAAGCTGAAAGCGTGGCAGGAAGAAGCCGGGGGCTATATCTGGGATACTAAGTGTGTGGACGATCGCCCTGTCAAAGTGAATGATCATTTGATGGACGCCATGCGCTATTTTGTTAAAACACAGCACGTCATTCGCAAGACTCTGCGGCGTGAAGTTCAAAAAAATCCTAATTTACCAAATTTTCTAGGAGGGGGGAACAATGCGTACTTATGAAGACCTGCTTGATCTGGAAGAGGGAAACGAAACCGCCAAGATTCAGTTTATCCTGTCATCCATTTTCGAGTACAAATCAAGCGATCAGTATCGTGATGCTGTCGTGGCCTACGATTATTTCAGGCGGCGAAATGTAACGATTTCGGAGTATCAAAAGCTATTGTATACAATCTCCGGCGAGGCCGTGCCGGACAATTTTTCGGCAAATTATAAATTCTGCAATGCGTTCTTTCAGATTTTCGTTGAGCAGGAGAATTCCTATTTGCTGGGAAACGGGATCACGTTTAATGATGAGGCCACAAAGGAGCGCTTAGGCGGCGACCGCTTTGATAACAAAATAATGGAACTTGGTGAATATGCTCTTTGGGGCGCTGTTTCCTATGGCTTTTGGAATCTTGACCACATTGATACGTTCAAGGCTACAGAGTTCTGCCCTTATATCGGTGAAGAGGACGGCGCGCTCCATGCCGGTGTCCGTTGGTGGCAGATTGATTCGACTAAGCCGTTGCGTGCTACGCTTTACGAAGAGGACGGCTACACGGATTATATCTGGCGGCTAAATAATCGCGGCGAAACGGAAGAGGGGCAGGTTCTGCATCCTAAACGGCCATATGTGCAGATTGTTGCAAGTTCTGCTGCGGACGGCGATGAGATTCTTGATGGCGAGAACTATCCCGGATTCCCTATTGTGCCGCTTTGGGGCAATCTGGCGCATCAGAGCGAGCTTGTGGGTTTGAGGGAAAAAATAGACGGTTATGACTTGATTCAATCAGGGCTGTGCAATACCATCGATGATGCCAGCCTGATCTATTGGACAATTCAGAACGCCGGCGGCATGGATGATGTTGATCTTGCCCGATTCCTTGAGCGCATGAAAACGGTTAAGGCGGCGGTTGTTGACGAGGATGGGGCGCACGCTGAAGCCCACACGATGCAGGTGCCGTATCAGGCCAGCCAGGCGGCTTTGCTTGACCTGCGTGATTCGCTTTATCGTGATGCGATGGCTCTGGATACAGACAAGATTTCGGCTGGCTCCGTGACGGCTACGGCTATTCAGGCGGCGTATGAAAATCTTGACTTGAAATGCGACCGCTTTGAGATGTGCGTATCTGATTTTATCGATCATGTCCTGAAGCTTATCGGCATCGAGGATTCTCCGACCTTCAAACGTACTAAAGTGGTTAACATGAGCGAAGAAACACAGATGGTGCTGCAGGCGGCGCAATTCCTTGACACACAGACTATTCTTGAGCATCTGCCATTCCTGTCGCCTGACGAAATTGAGGATATCATGGATCGCAAAACCGAGGAAGAGGCCGAACGCATGGAGCAGGCGATGATGCTGCAGGGAGTGCCGACAGAAAATTCTGAAAATTCAGAGGGCGAAGGCACACCTGACGAAGAAAGTGAAAGCGAGGATGCCGAGGCATCGCTTGTCGAGGATGTCCTGTCACAGCTTGAAGGCTTATTAAAAGATTTGGGGTGATTTTATGGCAGTAAATTATGATCCACAGGCGGCGCATGAATATTATGAAAATTATACAAAAAAGGGGATCCTAAAAGGGCGGCGCTCCACAAAAGGCTTTTCACAGACTCAAAAGGAGCAATGGGCGTATGCCAAGCACCAGCTGTCCGAGGAACACAAGGCCATAAATAAGGGCATAACGGAGACCGGCAAACAGAAGCGTTCTACCTTGTCTGAGGCTGCCAAGGAGCGCCGTAAGGCTTTGTCGAATTCCTGCAAGGAGCAGATTTCGGCTCTGCGCGACCGCATAAAGGGCGCGTCCAAGGAAGAGAAGGCCATGATCCGTGATGAAGTAAACGGCATGATTGAGCAATTGCGCGGCCAGCTGAAAGCTGGGAAAGAACAAATCAGCACGCAGCTGAAATCCGGCAGGGAACAAATTACTGCATCCACAAAGGCCAGCCGGGAGGCTGAAAAGACAGCCTATGAAAAGCGTAAGGATGAAGCTTACGAAACCATAAAGGGCGCTAAAAAGACCGAGAAAAAGAAGAAGTAAGAGGGGCATAGGATGGCATTATGGCAGACGCAGCTAGGCAATGGACCGATAGAGAGCTGGCTGAAATGGAGGCGCATCTGCGCCAGATTTATCGGCAAGCGTATTCGGAGGTGTCCGAAAAATGGGACACCTATATGCATAACGGACAAGAGAGGCTTGACGATCTATATACGGCCTATCTGTCGGCACCGGCAGACCAGAAATCGGCGGCCCTGGAGCGATATCAAGAGGCGCTCCAAAATTACACATTAAGAAACCGCTGGTATCAGGACATGGTGACCGAGACCGCCTATCGGCTTGCCAATGTGAATGAGATTGCCCTGGCATATGTGAATGGCAAGCTGCCGGAGATTTATCTTGTGAATTTCAACCACATAGATCCTGAGGTGGCTGATATCGGCATAAAATGGACGCTCCGTGACGAGAATATGATTCGGAATCTTGCCATTAACAGCCTGCAAGGCAAAACGGTGAATTATGAAAAAGATATGGCTTGGAATTGGCGGCAGATTAACAGCTCCGTGCTCCAAGGGGTTATCCAAGGCGAGAGCATTCCCAAAATGGCGAAGCGCCTGTTGCCTGTCGTGGACAATAACAAGGCGGCGGCCATCCGTACTGCGAGGACGATGGTTACAGAGGCTGAAAACCGTGGCAGGCAGGATCGTTATGAGGAATATCAGGAACAAGGCGTTGTCATGAAGAAGGTTTGGATTGCCACACCCGACAACCGCACCAGGAATTGGCATATGTCGATGGACGGGCAGGAGGTTGATGTCGATGATGTTTTTATCGATGGCAATGGCGAGGAGCTGGAATATCCCGGCGATCCGTCCGGCACTCCAAAAACTGTATACAATTGCCGCTGTTCTATGCGTTCTCATTTGATCGGGATAAAGGGAAGTGACGGCAGAATCGAGAAATTTACCGATTATCGGGCGCGGGCTGGGGAGACCATGCATGAGCGTCAGATTCGGGAAGAAAAGGAGAGACGAAATGGCATTTAATTGGCGTTTTGAAGACCACACTGATGAAGTCGAGAGGT